GCCGTTGTCGCGTCGGATCAGATCGATCACTACATCAATCTCGTCGCGAGTATAATCGGTGGCCATACTGAAGATCTCGTGAGGTTAGGATCAATCCAATCCGTTCAGGACGTTGTTTGGAAACGCGGCAGACAGTTCTTCGAGTTCTTGTTCAACCAGATAGACAGTGAGTTCGCCGATCCAGACTAAACAGTTACCAGCGACAGTAATCGTACAGACATTCTCGTCAATGACAAACGACTCGATCTCACTGGCATGCAGAATGAAGTTGTATTTCTCTCTCAGGGCAATGAGGACGTTGGCACCGACAATCTCATGGACGTCTACAGTCACTTGACCTACACCGATGTCTGCAAACGCTTGCTGCATGTCCAGTCGGGTGTAATGGTAGACGTAGGAGCCTTCGACATCTTTCGTGTCGGCACTCACTTGGATCATTGTGTTGCTACCGTCCTCGTACTCCCCAGCGGTTGGGTCCGTGAACGTTAGATCCTTTGCAGTGAGCGTTACATCGTGTTGCTCCAGGTAGCTCTGGTTTGCCGACACGATTAAAGCTGTCAGCATTTCTTGATTAGTCATGTTGGCTATACCTGGGGAAGGTTAGAGGTACATAAAGATCTCTGCATACTTAACTTTCTTTCAGTCACACATCACGTAATCGAATCAACTTAACCTGTCCTTAGGAGGACTTTATAATGACTACTTCTTTCAACCCCGCTACTTTCAACATCCCAACCCTGACTCCTGATCTTCTGCCTCCGCAGTATCATTGTCAGGGCGCTACTTCCGACTTCTCGGAAGAGTTCGGGATTACCATGAAGCGCATGCCGATGAAAGGCATGTACTACATGGCTTCGAATAAGCGTGATCTGGTCATCACCTTTTCGACGCTGCTGGCTGCAGAAACCGGCCGCAATAGCGTTGCTTTCTACCGTTGTTCTTTCGAGGACTTCAAGAAAGCCTTTGTGCGCAAAACGCACACCGACCTCTTCATCCACGTTGAAGACATCGACGAAAGCGTCATGTTCCCCGGCATTCGTATTGTCGAGATCATGAAAGAACGTCTGAACTTCGAAATTTAATTTTCATTCAAGTCCTAAGGAGGACATAATGAGCGCAGCACAAGCAGCCCGTGAGTTGAAAAGCATGAAGGAACTGAACGCCGACATGCAAAAGGTCATCGATGTATTCGGTGACAAATGCCCCCTCTTCAAAGAGTTCACGGAACGTGAGCGCGATCTCTGCGCTCTGACCGTTGCTGTCGAAGGAAAGTTCGTCCATTGCCGTTACACTTGGACGGGTACAGGTTTCGGTACCCGTTCGTTCCATCTGTCCGGCTCGGTTGAGGAATACATCTTCGAGCGCTTCTGTGTCGTGATGTTTGGCAAGCCTGTTCAAGATACCGCCAAACGCAAGCTCAGCGAACCTGTCAAGGTCGATGCTGATTTCGACAAGTAATTCCTACTGCAACACTGTCCTAGGAGGACTCATGCAGAACAAGCCAAACCAGCGAGTACTGAAGATTGTACTCGCCGAGATTGACAAGATGGGCGCTGCGGTCAAGAAATTGATTGACATCGCCCAGCCATCCTTCAACGATGAATTGGCATACATTGCGGCCAGTCTCTATCGTTACGATGAAGCAGGGCAGGCAAGCTTTATTCGCCGCCGCATCATCGGTCGTTACCATCACAACCATTTGGCTCGTACAAAACGAGCTGCAGTGTCCTGACCCTTTCCAGTCCTTCGGAGGACGTATGGAACATTTAAAGTACAGCAAAAACCCAGCCAAGTTCATTGGTCGGTTTAATCGAATTCAAACGCTGCGCTCTTACGGGCGCATGCAAGAAGTCGAAGCCATTCGTTTGGCAAGGGAAACCGTGATCCCTCTCCAAGCACGGTCTGCTTTTGATCCGCGGTTTGAAACTGCGTACATCAATGAGCACGGGGAGCTGCGAGTCATTGCAGCGGGTAGTCATGGCCACCTGATCTTTGGTGAGAATGGCGAGTTGTTTGTTTCGATGGAGTACAACGATACACCGGTGTTCAAGAACAAGACCGAGGTGGTCATTGAGTTGATTGAACACGCCTTTTACGAAGGCAAGTCTCTGGTCGGTGTTATCGGGATGCTTGACAGTCAGTTGCTCATGCCGGGACAGGCATTTGCAGATATCCGACTGTTCCTCGAACGTCATGCTCAACTGGTCGAATCGCAGAAGCATCTGCACGACCACAAATAAGGAGCGGTCATGCAACTGCTGAAAGTCAACAAGACCCGCGAACAGTTTGCCAAGATTGCAACGGCTACTAGCTACTTCAGTGACTTGGGTCGGATGTCAGACCAAGACGCTATCGGTTTCGCCTACCAGCACACTCAAACCGAGGTAGGTCGTAAGTTTGTCTGGATCAGCAACCGTGGCGTTCGCGTCATTGCTGCTGGCTTGGCAGGTGACGTCATGTTCAGTACGGATCTGAATGTGGAGTTATCTGAAGTGTACAAAGATTCGGAGGTCTTCAAGCAGGAACCCGAGTTACTCACCAACCTGCTTGAATATGCTTTCTACGAAGGATCGCCATTGTTCGGTCTGATCGAACAACTGGATAATCAAATCCTGAATAAAGCATCTGCTGCTGAAGGCGTCGGGTATTTCCGCGCTATCCATAAACAGCTAATCAACCATTCTTCCTAATTAGGGCTGGAGAACATCATGTCCAAAGTAACTCTCAAAGTCGACAACAACGAGCTGGTGGCCTACATCGACAAGGACGAGCGTCCTGAAGGTCTGCCTAAAGTGGGCACTATCCCACTTACCCTCAAGCCTGGCTCCGTTCGTGAGCTGGTGCAGATCAGCGGCAACATCCGTGTCTACAACGACAAGCGCGACCGTGCTGCGTTCGAACAGGAGTTGCGTCAGCAGCTGGAGCGCCCGTACGTTCTGTTCCGACTGTTCGGTGAAATGGGCGAGAACCCGACCACCAAACAGCTGAACCCTTCCATCCATAGCCGCAAGCAATGCGGCTGGTTGCGCTCTGGCGAAACACCGGCGACTGACAACGCCTAAGGAAGCTGTATGCTCATTGGACTGATTGTGTTGTTCTGTCTGAACGGCGCCCTTGTGTTTTACATGCTTTACGGGCGTGCGTTCTGGCGGAATGGTCTGCGTGGGTTTTCCATCGGCTGGACCGTCATCGTTGCAATCATCTTCGTTGTTATCGAAGTTCGATTGTTCGCAGTACCCTTAGCCGCACTGAAGTATCTGTTTCATTAATTCGTTTGTTCCTTTACTTTCATGTCCTTTGGAGGACTTGCAATGGCTGTGTTTAAACTCGAAGCTCGTAAAATCGTCGTTAGCGAAAATGGTAGCAGCAAGTTGTTGCATCTGCCATGCGGTGTCAGCTACAGCGAAGATGCTGAACGTTTCTCTGCCGGTGTCATCAACAAGGAGACTAATGGCTGGTCTAGCCGTAGTTGGTCTGTCAAGAAACACGGCGCCATCGGTGCGTTTGAGCTGGCGGTGGAAGCTCGGGAGGAATCCTTGAGCTTCTTGCTCACACGTCGGATGCTTCCTCGCATTCGTAACGTGTACACCATCCGGGTTGTGAATGGACTGTACGTCGTCCGTGACCCGCTGAACAAGTGCTATCGGATGTTCGCAACCGAAGCATCGGCAAAGGCGTTCAACAAAGCCATCACTGCTGAATGGATCAACGCCAACCGTTTCAACAAGTTGACGATGATCGAGAACAACTACGGCCTTACCAACAGCAGCTGGCATTTGCCTAAGGTCACTGTTGGTATGCAATCCCAGCCATCTAACTACGGACTTCACTAATCATGATCCCTACAGACGATGAGTTCGACCGCCGTGTGCATGAACGCCACATGCAAGCTGTTCGTAACAAGCTGATCAACGCCATGAAAACGATTGTCTTCATTGGCGTGGTTGTCTTTGCAGTTCAATTGCTGCGAGGTGCCCTGGCATGATCAAGAAGAATGAATGGACCGATGTCTACATTTGGATGCTTTCTGCATTCTTCATGATCGCGCTGAATCTGACGATAGCTTTCAATAAGCCGTCGAAGGAAGAAGAAGCGTGCTCCAACAATACCGGTCGTGCTGAAGCGATGGTCTTGGCTAACGCCAGCATCATTACTCACCACTACGGTTGTTTCAACGGTTGACGCTAAAGAGCCGGAGGTTCGCCTCCGGCTTTATGCTGTTTTCTTTTTAATGTCCTAAGGAGGACACTGTGGCTAATTCTGACGACTTGTTTAAATTCCTTAACGAGCAACTTGACCAAATGACCACGTTGGTCGAAGACGAGATTCAAAAGATCATCCCAGACTACGTCAGACAAGTTCCCAAGGCTAAGCAGCCTGAGCAGGACGACATGGTTATCTTCAGCAGCGAGCGGCTGAACAATCTACAAGTGACTATCGGTGTTCTGGCCGAGGATTACGAGCCAGAGGTCGGTGTGCTTACTGCTCCGATCAGCTACATCGGTGAGGATGGAAAATGGACGGTGGTCAATCTGCCCATTTACATGCTGAACGAAGTGTTCGCCAAAGAACTCGACGTGACTGAATCGTTGCCAACGGTCATTCAGCTTTACATTCAAGATCTGGAGAAGAAAGTCAATGAAAAATAAAGCATTCAAAAAGGCCCTGGCTTCGTTCAACCGCGTTGCACAGATGGGTTCTATACGCTTGCAAACAGCAGGCATGCGGCAAGTCTTCGCCGAAGAGATCGCACTGATGGGAGGTAAGAGTGGTCTCGTTCGGCGACCCACTAGCGGTGCGATTAATCCTTTATACGCACTGCGAGGGAAGGAAATAATCACCGCCGGCGCCGAAGGCGGGCGAGGCGCGAGGTCGTTCAGCACAATCTCCGATCTTGGCAGTGTCAGTCACCATAACCGCAAAATGCAGGAAAGTGCACATCTGCGGTTTCAGATGGTTTTCATGAACCTGGTACATGACCTCGGAGTGAAGGATATCACGTCGGCTACATTGCACGATGGCCTTCGTGAATTCAGCGTTATCGTTGATGGGATCGACCTCGGCAAGGCTCTGGCACACAAAGTCACCGACGATGTGAACTCCTTGCTCGGTGGTGCGTCTGAACGTCTTGTTAAATATCTCTGTGGCATGTTTGTGGAAGGCAAGCAAGCATTTGACGTAGGGATGCTTGAGATGACTGTTGCGCGCATCAGGTTCCCTAAGTACAAACTTGATGGGGACCTGTTTCTGGAGAAGGTTGCTCCTGACTATAGCCAACGTAAACCCGATAGTTCTTTCTTCGGATCTCCCAATCACGATACCGTAAACGAACCGGGCATCACCCGGATGCGCCGGATTGCGTTGGGTCGGCTACTCAATCCTTTGTGTAATTGCAAGGAACGCAGTGTCGAGCTGGGGCTTCCAGGACTTCAGTGCATCATGTGCGTCGGCTCTGCTGAACGTCAGGAGATGCATTCTAGCGCGCAGCACCGTAAGGGCATCTTCACTTCCGGCGCAACGGAAAAGCGGGTCCAGACCGGCATGGAGGTCGACTTGTCTGTTTCTACCGATGCGGACATCGATAAGCTCTGCGCGGATCTGCGCAATGGTCGATACGAGCCGACAGCGGCGGAGCCGAGCAAACCAGGAGAGTTCGATCATCGTAAAGTGCTTATCGCACTCAAGGCGATTGCGCATTCGGTTGGCTATAACGGGGATATTACATTTGAACTGACGTATGGCCTGTTTTCCGGAACTGTCAGCTTCGGCATTCTGGTGAAAACGCTACCTGGTCGTGCAGACAGGTATTTGCCGTACGATGTCAATGCCGCATCTGCTCAGTTTGCTAAAGGCGAGATGGGTGCAGACCGCGAAAATACACCATCGGCACTTTCGGCGTTTGCTGTGATTTTGGCACACACGCTTGATGAGAAAACCGGTTTGTTCCAATGGGAGCTGGTGGATAAGCTTGCTGAAACTTGTTCGAAGAGTCGTGCTGAGGAAGCTCTTGAGAAATTCAAGGTAAGTTTCCGCAACATTCTGACCCATTTGGGCTACGGCGAGGAAGTCAAGTTCGAAGTCATTGGCACGCCCTATGAAGCCTTTGCCGGGTTCCGGGCTCCCGTAGAGTTTATCTGTGACGAACCGCCAATCAAGGCTTACGAGGCAATCAATCCAGCAATCACTGAGGACCAGAAAATCGACTTCGGCGAAATCTCGCGCATCGAAAGACGTCTTGCTGAACAACATGTTAAAGTGGGGTGAGTGGCGTGGAAAAGATTTACAAGGGTCGTAAAGAGATCATGATCGGCTTGTCCGAACTCTGTGGTCTCAGTCTCATGCCTGATAGCATGTCCGACATGATCATCATGGTTGAGGCAGATTTTGATAACGAGAGCACGATGCGGGTCTCGACTGCCGGTAACATCCAGCTGAAAGTTAACGGGATGGTAATTACGGGTGGGCCTGAGCCTGAACCATGTGATGAATTTGGTTGCCAGTGCCGAAACCACATCGAGAACCAGTAACTCAAACAGCATACAGCCAGCCCGCAAGGGCTGGCTGTATGCTCGTTCTTTTTTTTTGTTTCTATTCGCCAAAGTCATCAAAATCACGACCCGATTCATTGCCTGCAAGACGACCACCCACTTTCTTGTAGGAGTAATCGTGTTCAGTGCCCATGTCGTACTTGAAGCCAATCATCGGTAGCTCAAGGAACCGCAGTGCAAAATGCTTGTGGTCTTCGTTAGTGGCGCCCAGCTTACGATGCTTGCCCCACTGATACTCCTGCCAAGTGATCCCGGCATGTACACGCTTATCAATGAAGTACTCGAAGTCGAATTCCGTGTCAAGCTTCTTACAGCCCTCGTAGAAGCCTTTACCAACCAACCGTGGCAAGTACTCGTCCGGATACATCCGCGCCTCTTCCTTGGCCTGTGTAGACAGCTGGTGAGCCGTATAATGGAAGATGTTGTTCGGAGATGTATAATGGCGAGTGTAACGATGCACACCTTGCACTTCATCGCCAGCAGTTTGGACAGGGATACCTTGCTTACCCATGAGGTTAGCGTAGTCCAGACCTGCCGAGATGATTTCGTAACCGTCTTCAATGTAGCCGCGAAGAGAATCGATGTAATCGGTGTAAGGCTGACCCCCGGTAAATTCCTGGAACTTGACTTTGAACCCACGCTCTTGCAAACGGTCACGAACGTAAGTCGCCAGTTCGACTGGAGGAATGCCACGAATATCAATCGGACGTTCCCAGTTGAACTCCTGCTGCTTGAGCATGATGTACACTTTCTGATAAACAAGCTCAAGTTTATCTTCAATGGTCGTGTAGACATGAAGAGGAATCTTGGTCTCATCAAACAGAACAGGTTCGTTATAGATGCACATCGAGATCAGGAAGTCAAGAAGGTTACCCGACTTGTTCCGACCTGGTAGAGCACTCACGTTCAACCACTCACCGCGTCTGAAACCGTCCTGGTCGCCGGTCATGCGGTTTACAGCCTTGATGGCATGCTTGAGGATGGACTTAGGATCGATCGCCGTCTGAGCGAGGTTGAAGATCTCTGTCATCGATTCGATATCATCGATGTCAATCGACCGTGCAATAGAAGCTGCTCGCTTCTTGTCGCCCAACGATAGATTCTGAAGCTTCATTACCAGATCGTTACGGAAGTCCTGGATGTTGCGGATGTTGTCACGCTCAAAAGCCAACCGCCGACTAGCTTTACGCACCAGCTCTTCAAATTCCTTCACGGCTGCAAACGACAGCAATTCGTGAGTGAATTCTTCGTACTTGTCTTTTGCTGCCTGCGGATCATCTACCAGCAGCAAAGTCTTGCAAAATAGATCATATAGACGATCGTTATCTCCCGCGGCTATGCGCACGCGGGTCATGAGGTCATCCAGCTCAATGGGTTTTTCCGCCCCACGGTGCTTCAGCCAGATCAACAATGCCCGCAATTTAAGGAGACCTGACTTCTCCGTGTTGGCCAGCTGCCGCTCATCGCTAATCTGTACGTGAGAGATTGCGCTCTCTAATACGTTATGAAGAGCATCTTCGTTGATGTTGCAGTGACTTGCGTAATACGACGCGCCGATAGCTTTAGCTAAGAGTAGCTTGATTTCCATACCGCCTCACAGAAGGCTTTTAACAGGGTTCACGAAATGGACAAACCCATTGAATTGCGGTTCATTCCACTGTGGTTGAGTAAGGTGGTGTCGTACTACAACACCGACCCAAAAGAATTCGAAAGCATAGTATCGAGCCACGATCAAAAGCTGTTTAAAGTGGCCAACCATTTGCTTCGTTCAAAGCTTAAAATGATCGGCATCAACGACTATGTCTTCCCGGCTGCTGACCTGGAAGAAAGCTTCGACGCCGACGATGCGCTCTTTGCCTTGTTTGGCAATAACGAAGATCGCCATAAGCTCGCTGAGTTTGTGCTCAATCATTTCGTCATTGTACCAGATAAGTATGATGGCATCCTGCTGATCCAGAAACCAGCAGGTGAACCTGAAAAGGATTTGGTCCTTGAGCTGCTCACCGCCCTGGCTATGTACCGGGGTAAGGAAGTTGCTTATGGCTCTGACCTGTTCAGACAATATCTGATCGCCGTGAATAAAAACAACGGCCGACCAGCGACTGCCAAAGAATTCCATGAGCGTCTGAAGGAACGTATGCTGAAACAGCAGACGAACGAAGACAACGAAAACGACGCCAAGGACTAGTGTTGCAAATGTGTTATGTGTAAATCGCCCTGCGGGACGTAGGGTTGCCTTTGGTAGTCGACTATCTTGGGACGGGCGCAATCCTAAAACAAAGCTTTGTAAAAATACGGCTATCCGGTAGCTATTTGGAGCAACAAGCATGGCACTTATCCGCATCAAGCAGGACCAGTACAAAACCAAGTCGGGCCTCGACGTCAACGCCATTCGTGGCCACGTCGCTTCCGCTGGTGGCATGTACAGCGTTGAAGGCAAAGACCTGGTCACTTCCCTGAAAGACGGCAGCTTCGAAAGCAAAGCCGGTCTGGGCACCATCGCGTCGAACCTGAAAAGCGTTCTGAGCATGGAAGCTGCTGTTCTCGATAAAGACGGCAACGACTACGGCGCGGCTTCCCGCGACGCTGGCCTGGCAATGGCCTCGATGATCATGGCGTTCGGCGCTTCGCCGGTCGACTACATGCGTCAACAAGTTTCCTTCGAACAGCGTTCGCTGCCTGAAGGTTCGACCATCGCCAACGCCACCGGCCTGGAACACGATTCGATCACCGAGTTCTACTCGAAAGAATCGTTCGACAACCAAAACCTGGTCGACAGCCTATTCCTGTCCGTCGGCGTGAACTACAAGATCGCGCGTCAAGGCCCGGCCATGGACATGATGTACCGTCCTCTGCCGATGACCCCAGACCAAGGCGCTTTCGACATCGAGATCCCTTGCCTGTACGTTCAGAACAACGTCAAGCACTCCGCTGACGGCACCCCTTCGGACTTCGGCCTGCGCCGCGTACTCGACGCTGCGATCGATTACGAGATCCTGAACGACAACGCCACCGCGGTCATCCCTGGTTACAACGATACCACCAAGGACAACTTCGTCGACAACGCCATCGTTGCGCCATTCGACAAGACCGAAGGTCGCCGTACCGTTCGTACCTCGGCTCTGAAAGTCAACCGCACCATCAACCTGTTCGGTCTGGGCAACCTCGACAACGTTCAGCGCGTTGGTCAGGCTGACTACTCCGAAGCGCTGGACCGCAACATCGGCGTTGCCACCGTGTTCCTGCGTCTGGGTTCCGACACCCTGGCTCTCGATACCCGCATGGCTCCGTACAGCCGTTTCTACAAGGGCCCAGAACAGGGTGGCCGTTCGGTCAAACTGTCCTTCCCTGTGACCCTGCTGGAACTGAACAAAGACAGCCTGAACTACCTCGGCGAAGAGCTGGTCACTCCGGTGTTCCAGACCATCATCGACGGCAAGTACAGCGTGCGTCTGAAGTTCACCCTGAACGGCGATGGCGACGTTGAGCGCGGTACCGTCAACGTTTCTCCGACCAACGTCGAAGTAATGTCGATCTACGACGAGCTGGGCGCTCTGGTCTCCCTGACCGGTACCGTCGGCGCTGGCATCGTTTCCGGCCTGCAGGCTCTGGCCGTTTCCGGCTGGTACCCTGATGCCCGCCTGACCAACAGCAACCATCGTTACCTGGGTCTGCAACTGAACACCCGTCCGGTGCGTGAGCGTCTGCTCAGCCGTACTCGTTCGCCTTTCTTCGTTCCGTACCCACTGGGCGAAGAGCGCGACCAAACCGTCCTGGATCAACTGACCTACGTTGTCGGCCAATACACCAACAACGAAGCCATCGGTACCATGATCGGTTACCACGAGCGCACCATGCGTCTGTCCAACGGCGGCCTGCGCGGCAACCTGACCATGGGCGACTTCGAGCTGAACTCGAAGCCTATCGAAGGTATCAGCCGCTGGTTGATCAACCCGTACGTCGTCGAGCTGAACGTCGACTTCCGCGATGCGCAATCGACCGAAACTGCAAACAACGTCGAAAACGCCTGCGAAACCCTGTACAACGTTCTGCGTTCGGCAGCGTTCGACGGCCTGCAGCGTTCCAACTACGAAACCGTGTGCCGGTTCGTGGATGGCGGTGAGATCGCCAACAAATGGCGCCTGGCCATCGTGACTTCGCCGAAGATCAAGCGTTTCCTGACCCTGCAAGGCGACAGCCGTACCCTGGGTGCCGATCTGCCGTTCCAACTGGAATCGGATATCGACAACCGCATGAACGGCAAGCTGTACATGGGCCTGGTCCGCGACGGCGACGGTTTCGACCCGATGTCCAACGGCATCATGCTGTTGACTCCAACCATGGTGACCACCATCACCGCAACCCGCGACAACTCGCCGCGTAAAGAAGCTGTGGTTCAACCTCGCTTCCAACACTACCAGATCCTGCCTTGGCTGATCAAGGTCAACGTATCTGGTGTGGACGAACTGCTGGAAGAAACCCTGCCTTTTCGTGTCGAAAACAAGCCGGTTGAAACTTTCGGTGGTAGCGCCATTGGTGGCGCTGGGACCGGTGGTACCGGCACTCCGCCAGTAGATGGCGGTGAAGGCGACGACACCGGTGGCGGTACTGCACCGTAAGCGTTGTTAGCTGAGTAACATAGAGCCGGGGCCATTGGCCCCGGCTCTATGCCGCTTATGTGAGTTTTCTAGTCTAAGCATTTATACTGATACATTATCTAATGGATACGACTTTCTCTTTGTAGAGCGGAAAGCAATTCCGGAGGGGCGAATATATTCCCCAAGAGTAAAATTAAACTAGAGAGCATTACCTATGACACTTACCGATCGTCGGTTATCAGTGTTGGATTCATGTTCCTATAGTGCCCGCCATGGGAGTTTCAGTTTCACGACTGATTCTAACAGTAGCTATTCGAAACATGTGAGGTACATCAACAACACCTCGCTGGAAATCGATTTCAAGGAGCGGTCTGGTGTGATCATTGCCACCCAGCCGTCGCCGTATCTTCAGACTCGAGTTCAAACCATTGAGGTAGAAATCGAGTGGCGCATGACGAACAGGCTGTTTCGCGAAGCAGCTGATCGGTTGGCCTTAGGACACCCAGGGGATCCATTGCTCAGGATTGTACTCCAAGCTTTCGATGAACGCGTACATCGTTACAGCGACGAGGCACAAACCTTCTCCATGACACTTAACGTTAGCCTCCCACTGGATGTGCTCCAGGAAGCTGGCGGTGTGTTGTACATGGAAGAGTTGGATGTTACATTTGCAATGCCAGTTATGCCCGGAGCACGGGCTGTCAATCACCCGTTCGAACCGCGTGAACGTGTTAAGAAAGCTTTCGCAGGCGCAGTACCATTTGCTACGCCTGAGACTTTCTTGATTTCGCTGAAGGCGGTGAACAACGATAACGTGGCGAAAAACCACGATCGCTTTATGCTGTTTGGTGGTCATGTCTATCGCGTACCCATAGAGCGGGATCCGCACAATGAGGACGGGATACACATTGTCAGGCGTAAGAACGCCGAGACAGACCCACCTGAAGCAGGCGATGTCATTAAGGAGCATCTTACCTTCGAAGAAGCCGATAAGAGATTCCGGTTGTACGATAGTGTTGAAATGGCCCGCAAGATGGGCGACCCTGAAGTCCACTTCAAGTTGGAGCTTGCAGAATTGCAGCGACAGCAGAAGTTAGACGAGATTGCACAGAAACGAGTAGATGCGGAAGAAACAGCGAGACTCGCCGAAGGTCGACAGCGACTGGAGAACGAGCGACTTGCTGCAGCTCATCGCAAAGCTCAGGAAGACCTAGCTAAGGATAAGGTTAAAAACTTCTCCGACTGGATGGGTCTGTGTGGCAAGTTCTTGTTGGTGGCGTTAGGGGCGATAACCACGCTTGCGAAGTTAAGTACCCTAAGACCAGCATAAAGGCCAAACATGGATATTGAGTGGTTCAATGAATTACAGGCGGACAGACCGAAGTTCAACCAGGACGTCATTGACGGCTTGGCCTACAAGGAGCTTCAGAAAGCCGAGAAGCGTGTGGACAACATCATCCATTGCGCCGAACCTAGCTTTCCTGACAAGTTTGAATTTTGGGAATCGAAAGTCTGTGGACCACGGGAGACGTTCAATGTCATTGCGGGAGGGCTGACAAAGTCCAACCGCATGCCCCCAACGATCGATCTGGCAGTGACTGATGCAAAGTTGGTCAAGTTCCAGTTCGCATTCGATGGACGCGCTCTCTATCCGCGATACTTCTACATTCCGTACGCCCGCTTAGGCGGGTTTATGGGGATTGCAGGGAACCAGTTCCTGCTGAGTGCTGTGTTAGCCGACCCATGCTTCAGTGTGGGCGTCGACCACGTCTTCCTCCGCGTGAATCGTGCACCGATGACTTTCAAGTTAGTCGACACGACCATGCGGATTGACGGGGCGCTGACCAGCCGTGACATTCCCTACAGTTGGCTGCACCACAAAGGTGCTACCAACAAGACGTCGGAAAGTGATGTGTTGCAACTGGGGCATGTTGTTACGACACTACCGCATTATTTGTTCTGCAAATACGGCCTTAAAGAAGCTTTCAAGAAGTTCTGCAAGGTCGACGTCATCATCCAGCATGAAGACGAGCCGGTAGATTCGAAGAACTACGTGGTGTTCTCCAGTCAGAAAGTCAACAAGCCGCGAACCTTGAAGATGAAGGCAGAGCTGTACAAGTTGATTGCTTCTCCGTTGGTGCTACTCGTGCCACGTAAGCAGCACTCTGAACTGGTCACGCAGTTTGCAAGCGCTTTCTTTTACATCGTGGACCACTTCCCGCAGATGCAAGAAATTGAAGATCTGCTGGGAGATGAAATCTGGAAGGTGTGGTTGGGGTACGTGCTGTTTGGGGATCAGTTGGGGCGCCACAAGCTTGTAGAGAACGTGGAGAACCATCTGGTCAGGGGTATCGACGAATATGTCGATCACGACTGCCGGCAAATGTTGTACGACGAGGAGAATCTCGTTATCAATGACATCTACGAGTTGTTTATCTATCTGATCAACAATATCAAACGGATGATTCAGAGTAACGAGAAGGACATCGCCAGCATGTTTGGCAAACGACTGATGGTAGCGCCGTATGTGCTGCGCGACATCACCAGTCAGGTCATGCGTTGTCTGTTCGAGATCACTAACAACCGGAAGAAAGTTCTTAAGTACGACGACTACAACAAGATCCTTGGTAAGTTCTTCAGGCACACAGAAGTGTTCAACCTGAGAAAGACCAGTGAGAAACGGTTCGTGTCTTCGGTTTCAACCCCCGGTGACAATCTCCTGTTCAAGCTGACGACCAAAATCGTTAAGCAAGCTCACACGTCAGGCAGCAAGAAAGCCCCAAGCGTAAACGTAAACGACCCGTCAAGCTGGTTGCATTACTCGGCTCTTGAAGCCGGTAACTTTGGCATGCTGCCGAAACACGGTCCGCTCGCCAGCAACACGCTTAATCCGACAGTCATGTTGGATGAGAACAACACCATCGTAGAGAAGGAACACTTGAAGGCCACGAACGCTTATGTAAATTCCGTTATTCACCGTTAAACCGCCCCTACACCTGGAGTGCCTATGTTCAACAATGATGAAGACCGTCGGGTT